GCAGCCAGCAGGGCGTTGAAGTCATTCTTCAGGTTGACTACGGTGGTCGCCTCGCTGTCAGCCACATAAGGAGCGGTGCCTGAAGCGGCGGTTCCGTTCGTGCTGCCGGGAAAATTCTCGACCTCCGCGCCATCCAGAAAGGTCAGCTTGCCGCCGATCACCAGCTGTTCGCCGCCATGAGCAAAGTAGTTCTTGGTGTTGTAAGTGTTCGCCATACGTCATTCCTCCTTATCAAAGGGAGCCGCCCGGCATCAGACGGCTCCCTGGATCACGGCTTACGCCTGCTGGAGCACCTTCACGGCCTCCGGCAGGATCAGCTTGCCGTCGACACGCTGGGAAGCAAGGAAGCCAACCTGGCCCGTGGGAGCATAGAGCTCGTTCAGGCGCTTGAAGGAGCGGCCTTCACGGTCAGCCACCCAGTAGTAGCCCAGGTCGCCGAACAGAATGGTCTTGTTCCCGGTCGCCAGGGTGGGCATGAAGGTGGAGGTGTACACCGGGCGGTTCAGGATAGTATCCGGAGTCGCGGCGGTGACAGCGGGCTGCCACAGGTACTGGCCCTGGCCGTCCTTCAGCTTCCGCAGCGCCTTGACGGTGCTGTCGTTCATGATGAACACGGAATTGCGGCGGTAAGGAGCCCGCAGGCTGTAGAACAGATCCATCACCTCATCGAAGGTCACGGCATCTGCCTTCGCGGCAGTCACGCCAACCCCGGCACCGCCCGTCGCGGCCAGGATGCCCAGAGGACGTCCGGTGCCGTTCCCGGTGAAGAAGGCTTCCTCCTCGGCAGCGCCGATCCGGCGGGCAAACTCCTTAGCGATATAGCTGGGCATGTCGAAGACGGAGTCGTTCAGAAGCTCCTCGCTGATCTTGATCATGGTGGCCAGCTTATACGCGCCGATGGAAACCTGACCGAAGGAATCGTCGCTCTCGGGATAGGCGGCTTCCTCATCGATCCAGCTTGCGGTGCCCTTGGACGCGACCACGGGGATCTTCCGCTCACCGGAAGAGGTGTGGATCACATGGGCCAGCTGACGGAAGATGTTCTGGTCTTCCAGGGCTTCGATCAGGGTGCGCTCGTACTCGTCAGGAACGAGATAGCCGCCCTCAGTGTCAGTGCCGACCTGCAGGGCGTTCAGCACTTCATGGGACACGGACTTGGAGCGCATCACGTTCCAGAAGTTCTTGGTGTAGTCCTTGGTACCGCGTCCGGTCTTGCTGACGGGAGCTTCCTCCTCCAGCCGGGTAACAGGCGCGGAAGCCAGCGGCTTGCTGGTGGCCTTGGACATCTCCACATCGAGGGCTTCCAGCTTCTCCAGCCGCATAACCTCCTTGCCGAGCTTGTCCACTTCATCCATCATCTTGTTGAAGATGGCGTCGTCCTCTGCGGACAGAGTGCCGTCCGTGCCGCGATGGCTTTCCAGAAAAGCCTTGGCGGCGTTCCAGGTCTGTACGCGCTTGTCGCGCAGGTTCATGAGTTCATTCATAATGATCATCCTCCTCAAAGGTACTTGGTGCGCTGCAGGCGGGCTTCCGCTTCCGCAGCAGGTACACGGTTTTCATCGACCGGGGCCTTTTCAGGCTCAGGCTTGGGAACGGAAGCCATCACGCGGTTCATGAGGCAGGCCGCAGCCGTCTTCCGGGCAAAAGAAAAGCCCGACACGTTTTGGGTGTCAGGCTGCGCATCGCCCTCGGCGAACATGACCTCGTCACAGAAACCGAGTTCCTTGGCTTTCCAGGCGTTCATCCACGTTTCGCTGTCCATGAGATGGCTCAGTTTGGTACGGGACTGACCAGTCTTGATCTGGTAGGCGTTGATGATGCTCTCTTTCACCTCATCCAGCAGCTGGATGGCTTTACGCATTTCATCGGAATCGCCCATGGCTGCGGTGAAGGGATTGTGGATCATCATCATGCTGGTGGGGCTCATGCGGACATGTGTACCCGCCATGGCAATCACGCTGGCGGCGCTCGCCGCCATGCCGTCAATCTGCACGGTGACATCGTGGGGATAATCCATGAGCATGGTGTAGATTTGGCTGGCCGCGATGCAGTCGCCGCCGGGGCTGTTGATGTGGAGCGTGATCGGGCCGTCACCGGAGAAAAGCTCCTCCTTGAACATGGCCGGAGTCACGTCGTCCGCAAACCAGCTCTCCTCAGCGATCACGCCTTCCAGATAAAGGGTGCGGGTCTCATCATCGTTTTTGACCCAGTTCCAGAAATGACGCATGGGGATCACTTCCTTTCACGGGAGCGCTGCTCGGCTGTCTGCGTCGGTTCAGCCGGGGCCTGTGCCTTCATGGCGGTTGTAATGGGGATCATGTTGCCGTTGACCAGGTAAGCGTCGCCGCCTTCATCCTTCGGGATCGGGTTCTGGTTCTCCAGCGCCCGGATGTCGTTGGCGCTCATCCAGCCGTTCTGGCGGGCAATTGCATAGCCCTCCATTCGGGATTTGTAGTCGCCGCGCATCAGCCCGTCGATGTTGAACTGCACATAAAAGCGCCCCTTCTCCTGATCGGTGAAGAGAGCGCGGTTCATGGACTGTTCAATTCGGACGAGCCATGGCCGGATGGTGTGCACGGCAAAGTCGATGCTCTGGTGCTCAATGTTCGAGAAAGTAGCGTGCTCAAGGTTGCCAACCAGATGAGGCGGCACCCGGAAGATGCGGCAGATCTCATCCACCTGGAACTTCCTCGTTTCAAGGAACTGTGCCTCGTTATTCGGAATGCTCAGGGGCGTGAAGGTCATGCCCTCTTCAAGGATCGCCACACGGTTGGAATTGGAAGAGCCGCCATAGGCTGAATTCCAACTTTCCCGGACGGCCTTCGGATTCTTCACTGTGTTCGGGTGCGTCAGAATGCCGGAAGGCCGGGCACCGTTGGAGAAGAACTTGCTGCCATATTCCTCGGACGCGATGCCGAGGCCGATGGCGTTTTTCTCCAAAGCAATGGGACTGTAGCCGATAATGCCGTCGAAGCCCAGACCGGGGATGTGCAGAATGTCCTGCGGCTTGATCACCACGGTCTTACCGTCGCTGGTGGTGTAGGTGTACGTCAGGTTGCCCTTGCTGTCCCGATCCACATCCATGTGATCCGGGAGCAGCGGATACAGGCCGACCACCGTATTCTTTCCGCTGCGAATAATCTGGCTGTAGCTGTTTCCGTAGAGAAGTAGGTGCGCCAGCATGACCTCCCTGAAAACGAAGGAGGTCATTTCCGCATTCGGCTCATCATGGAGCAGATGGTACAGAGGGTGGTCTCCGGCTTTCAGGTTGCCGTCATCCGTCGCCTCATACACACCCAGCGGCAGGCTGGCCACCGTTTCCGAGATTACCCGGACGCATGCGTACACCGTGGAAAGCTGAATGGCCGTCTGGGCGGTGACGGATTTGCCTGCGCCGCTGGTGCCGAAGTAGAACACCGGAGCGGCGCTGACACTGTCACGGGGCTTGTCCCGCGCACGGAAGAGACCGGAAAAAGGATTCTTCATGTTGTCCTCCAATCTTATAGGCCGGAGCCCGTTTTCTTGTCATGGCATCCCTTGCAGAGCGGCTCCCAGTTCGTCTGATCCCAGAAAAGCCGCTGGTCGCCCCGGTGCGGAATAATGTGATCGACCACCGTCGCGGGCACAATCTTGCCCTCCGCCTGGCAGAAGGCGCACAGCGGATGCTGCTTCAGGAAAAGAGCGCGGGCCTTACGCCAGCGGCTGTCGTACCCACGGGCATCAGCACCGCCGCGAAGCCTGTCGCCGCTCCACTCCATATGATCCTTACAGAACACCTGACCCTGTTCGCAGAAGCCCGGACATCCGGGATAGCGGCAGGGCCTTCTTGGTTTTTGGGGCATTTGGCACCTCCATCAGATAATCAAAAGTCCGCGGGTATCATAGACGGATTCGCCGCCCTGGTTCTTCATGGCCCTGTCCAGCGCCATGACCAGTGCAACCGCGCCGTCCACCTTCTCCGTGGATTTTTCTTTGTCGATTTTCAGGTTCCCAGCGGGGTCGGTGCGCACGAAGGCGTTGTCCATATTCCAACGGAGCACCGGGTGTCCGCCGTGATTCAGCTTCCGCTCCAGCACGATGCGCATCAGTTCCTTGGTCGGCGGCGACATATCCCGGAAGCCCTGCCCAAAGGGCACCATGTTGAAGCCGTCGTCCTCCAGGGTCTGCACCATCATGGTGGCATTCCATCGGTCATAGGCGATTTCCCGGATGTTGAACCGTTCGCCCAGCTTTGTGATGAACTGCTCGATAAAGCCGTAATGCACTACGTTGCCCTCGGTCGTATGGATGAAGCCCTGCCGCTCCCATTTGTCGTACATCACATGATCGCGCCGGACGCGCAGCTGCATGGTGTCCTCGGGGAGCCAGAAGTACGGCAGCACAATATACTGCTCTTCATCATCCCTCGGCGGGAACACCAGCACCATGGCCGTCAGGTCGCTGGTGCTGGAAAGGTCAAGCCCGGCATAGCAGGCGCGGCCTTCCAGTTCATACTCATTGACAGCGCCGCCGCATTCATCCCACTTGTCCATGGGCATCCAGCGGATGCTCTGCTTGACCCATTGATTCAGGCGCAGCTGACGGAACATGTTCTCATCAGCGGGTGTCTCCTGGGCCTTTCTGAAAGCGTCCCGCACCTTGTCGATGGAGATCGTCTGATCCAGCGAGGGGTTTGCCTTATACCAGTTTCGCTCATCCGTCCAGTCGGCGTCATCCGGCAGGCCGTAGAGCACGGGGTAGAAGCGAGGATCATCCTTCCGGCCTTCGATGATGTCCAAAGCCTTCTGATGCACCTCCCAGCAGATGCTGTTCCGGTCGGTGCCCGCCGTTGTCAGCAGGAACCAAAGCGGCTGCTTCCGGGCGTCGCCGCTGCCCTGGGTCATGACATCATACAGAGCGCGTGTCGGCTGGGTGTGAAGCTCATCGAAGATGCAGGCGCTGACGTTCAGGCCGTGCTTGGTGGCTACTTCCGATGACAGCACCTGATAAATGCTCCCGGTCGGCTGGTAGACCATGCGTTTGGTGCTGGGGATGATCTTGATCCGCTTGCTGAGCGCCGGAGACTGCTTCACCATATCCACGGCCACATCGAACACAATAGCCGCCTGCTGGCGGTCGCTGGCGCAGGAGTAAACCTCCGCCCGCCACTCATCGTCGTTGCAGAGCATGTTCAGGGCGATGGCAGCGCCGAGCTCACTCTTTCCGTTCTTCTTCGGGATCTCAATGTAGGCCGTGTTGTACTGCCGCATGGACGGATCATCGTCCCGGACGGTGCCGAACACATCCCGGATGATCTTTTCCTGCCAGGGCAGCAGCTTGAACGGCTCTCCGTGGAATTCTCCCTTGGTATGCTTCAGGCACTCAATGAACTGCGTCACCCGGCGGGCTTTCGCTTCACTGAACATCCTGCCAGCCTCCCTTCAGAACGGATTCCATCGGATCGTCGCTGGCTGCGCTTTCGCCGCTGTTGGCATAGAGCCGCGCCCGGCTGGCAGGCGTCAGGCCGAACTCCGTGCAGAAGGACTGCATGATTTTCAGGTTCTGCATGGCGATGCTGACCTGTGGCACCTGCTGTACATAACCGCTTGGGGTTTTGAAGATGGTGCCGTGCTGGGACAGGAACTCCTCAGCCTCCCGCCACCGGGCATAAGCCTGGCAGTATCCGGCGAAGGCTTCCATGTCATGCTCGGTGAGAACACCCATGGCAATCAGGGAGGGAGCCAGACGCTTCCATTCCTTCTTTGCTTCCGGCATCAGCCAGGCAGGACACTTCACGTTGTCCTGGGGCGGCGTCGGCTCATCCTTGTTCAGCGGTCGTCTGCCCTTGCCACGGTCGCCTTCCAGTTCTTTCAGGGCTGTGGGCAGGGGCTTTCTTCCTCTGGTGGCCATCGGTTTTCACCTCCGTTTCTCTTGAAAAGTGTGTTTCTTCGGGGATAGTGTCTGGATACTGTCTCCGAAAAAGTGTGTTTCTGAGGGGTGCTTAACTCCCTTTGACGATACTGTCATAGGAAACTGTCTGCCCGTCCCGCAGCACGGTGATCTCCTGATCCGGGTACTCCTGGTGGAAACGCTCCACTATTACTGTCGCGTACTTCGGGTCAAGCTCCATCGTCCGGCAGATCCGGTCGGTCTGTTCGCAGGCGATGAGGGTGGAGCCGCTGCCGCCGAACAGATCCATCACCACGGCGTTCGGTGCGCTGCTGTTCTTAATTGGATAGGCCAGCAGCGGAATCGGTTTCATGGTCGGATGGTCGGCGCTCTTCTTGGGCTTGTCAAAATTCCAGATGGTAGACTGTTTCCGATCGGCGAACCACTTATGCTTCCCGTTGGGGAGCCAGCCGTAAAGCACGGGCTCGTGCTGCCATTGATATGGACTGCGGCCCAGCACCAGGCTGTTCTTCACCCAGATGCAAACCCCGGAAATATGAAAGCCGGACTCTTTGAAAGCCCGGCGAAAGTTCAGCCCTTCGGTATCCGCATGGAAGATGTACGCACTGCCGCCCTCGGCCATGTGTGCCGCCATGTTCTGGAAAGCAGCCAGCAGGAACGAGAAAAACTGCTCGTCCGCCATGCTGTCGTTCTGGATCTTCTTTCCGTCAGCGGACTCATACGCGACGTTGTAGGGAGGATCGGTCACGACCAGATTGGCCTTGATGCCGTCCATGAGCGCGTCCACCGCTTCCGGGGAGGTACTGTCTCCACACATCATGCGATGCCTGCCCAGCGTCCAGATGTCGCCGGGCTGTACATATGCATTGACCGTTTCCGGATCAATCTCGCAGTCATCGTCATGCACATCCTTGTCATGCACCTTGGAGAAGAGATCGTCCACTTCGGCAGCGTCAAAGCCTGTCGCGCCGAGATCATATCCGGCGCTCTGCAGATCCTGCAGCAGGTCAGCCAGGGCCGTGGGCTCCCAGTCACCAGTGGCTTTGTTGAGCGCGATGTTCAGCGCCTTTTCATCCGAAGGGTTCTCGATGTGCACCACAACGCAGTCCACCTCGGTCGCGCCTTCAGCCTTCAGCACCTTGTAGCGCTGGTGACCGCCGACGATGTTGCCCGTCACCTCGTTCCAGACGATGGGATCGACGTACCCGAAGTCGTGCAGGCTGCGCTTGATCTTCTCATACGCGGGATCACCCGGCTTCAGGTCTTTCCTGGGGTTGTATTTCGCAGGCTTCAGCCGGTCAATGGGCATGGTCTGCATGTTCAGATTCGTATTCACGGTTCCTCCTTCTGCCGTCCTTCGGGGCGGCTTTTTGTTGTCCGGGCGGGCCGATAC